AAGCACTGGAAGCCCTGCCCGTGGTACGACAAAGGGTATGCCTGCCTCTACATACTGGATACGGGACATTCCCGAGGCTGCGAGGCTGGCGAGGGCTGCCACCATTACGAGACACGCGCCAAGGAACCGCCCGGAGCCGCCTACAAGCGTCGGCTGACGCAGTATTACCAGATGGAGGGGCGGGGAGATGTCGAGTAAATACGCGAGGGTCATTAACCGCCCGCGACAACAGCGGTGGTTCCAGTGCCCCGAGTGCGGCGCTGTGGTGTCCGCCCACAAATGGCGGGGACACTTCACCGGCGCGGGGCACATCAAAACAATGTGGTGCTGGCAGTGCCAGCATATACGAGACTTCGTACAGTTAAAGGAGGACGAGCCGAATGAAGACCCTGCTTGACGCGCTGCGGGAGCAGGAGCTCTCCGGGCGGGAGAAGTATGAATATGTCCGTTCCGACCGCTGCGCTCGCTGCGGCTGCGAGATAGACCCCGACGTCGATGACGTATGCGTCTGCGATATGTGCCGTGCGGAGATAGAGGCGGAGATTAAGGCATTTCTGAACTGCTATAACCGCTATGAGCTAATCTGCATTGACTGGCTCAGGCAGGATGATGTTTGGGAGTTGTCCGGGAGGCCGTATTTCTCCGGCAACCCCGAGCCGGACGAACCGGAGCCGAGCCGTCTGGAACTGCTGGGGTACGGCGAATGAAATACGGATTTGACCCCGCCACTCACACCTACACCATAGACGGCGTGACCGTCCCGAGCGTCACGGAGATTTGCTCCGTGCTGACCGCCGGGAAATACTGCGGAGGTCAGGGCGTCATAGACGCCGCGAGAGCGCGGGGAACCGCCGTCCACGAGCTGTGTGAGGCATACGACTACGGGACGCTTGAGGAAGTCCCCGCCGAGCTCGCCGGATACGTCAAGGCGTGGGCTGATTTCTGCCGGGACTACCGCCCTGAGTGGCTTTTCGTGGAGCACATGATGTTCTCGAAGGAACTGCAAATGGCGGGGACGTGCGACCGCATAGGCGTCATAGACGGAAAGCGCGTCGTGGTTGACATCAAGACCACGGCAAGCATGGACAGGGCGTCGAAGCTCGCGCTGGCGTGTCAGCTCTTTGCCTATGAAGTGCTGTATTACCGGCAGCACCGCGAGAAAATAGACGGCGACAGCTTCGGCGTCCAGCTCAAGCGCGATGGTACATATACGGTGCATACGATGATGAATATTGCGAATAAACATTTGGCGCACATCGGGAGCCTGCTTTCATCGTGCAGGGAGATATATTTTGCAGTCAATGGGAGGAAAGAATGGAAGAACGAGTAGAGAATCAGGAGTTAACCGTTTACGAGGCGAACAGAGCGGTTGCCGTGTCTCAGCGAGGGAACTACCTCGTACAGATTGGGCACGGAGAGGTCGAGCTGAGGCGCGGCGTGGACTTCGACAACCCTGAGACCAAGAACGGCAAAAAGGCGTTTTCTCAGCCTATACTGCTGAAGGCCGGAGCCGAAAAGCTCGCCTTTGGCGCGGGCTTGTGCCAGAGGTACTTCATCGAGAGCAAGATAGAGGAACACAACGGCGACGGGATGTTTTTCTACTACCTCGTGCGCTGCGACCTCGTGAAGCCGACCGACGGATACGCGGACGTCGTAATCTCCAACAGCTACGGCAGCGCGAACACGGCGGAGAAGCGCAACGGGTTTAACAGCCCCGCCGACGCCGCGAACAGTACGCTCAAGATGGCGCAGAAAAGGGCGCTTGTGGGCGCGGCGCTGGCAATCTCCGGCCTGTCCGACCTGTTTACGCAGGACATCGAAAATGAGAGCTTCATGCAGTCTGCGGCGGCTATAACGAAAGAGAGCCCGGACGACCCCGTGACTACCAAGCAGATACGCCGCCTCTACGCCATAGCCGCAGAGCACGGCATGAATCAGGCTCAGGCAAAGCGCCGCCTTGCAGCACTCGGCTATACAAGCACCAAAGACATTAAGCAGAAGGACTATGACAGCGTGTGCGACGCACTCGCCAAGGAGGAAACGGATGAAAATACAAACTAAGACCGGCGCAGTAGTCGCCACGGGGCAGCTCAAGCGCATCGACCCGGTGAATTACCGGCGCGTAGGGAATAATGACACGCCGCTCGCCACATTTGGCGTAATGGTGTCCCGCAAGCGCAACCCCGACGGCTCACAGAGCGCCGAATGGCTCAACTGCAAGGCTTGGCGTGGGCTGGCGAACAGAATAGCCCTTTGTCCCGGAGGCTCCGAGGTGCTCATAGCGGGGCACATGGAGAATGAGAGCTGGAACGGGCGCGACGGGATGCAGCACAGCCGTGAGATTTGCGTCTGCGAGTTTATCGCTCTGGCTAACGGCGATTCCCCCGTATCCGATGACACCGAGCCTAGAGAAACCCCGCTCCCTGCCGACGTATTCCACGACGAGCCCGACGATGGCGGCGAGCTGCCGTTCTAAGGAGGATTTATGCGAAAGCAATTTACGTTCTACGCCTCGTTTTGGGAGGCGGTGAAGCGAATAAAAGACCCCGTCGCCAAGGCTGAGGCGTATGACGTAATTTGCGAGTACGCCCTGACCGGCGCGGAGCCTGACATTGACAGCCTCTCCGACGCCGCCGCTATTGCTTTCACAATGGCAAAGCCTAATCTGGATTCAAGCAGACAGAAAGCAGAAGCGGGAACGCGCGGAGGAAACCGAAGCAAAGCCGAAGCAGAGCCGAAGCAAATTGAAGCAGACGCGAAGCAAACGGCAAGCACCCCGGAAGCAAACGGCAAGCAAACGCAAGCAGAGCCGAAGCAAGGGGAAGCGGCAAGCAAATCGAAGCAAGCCGTAAGCAAGAAAGAGAAAGAGGGCAAGAGAGAGATAGAGAAAGAGAACGAATGTTATACTCCCCCTACCCCCTCGCTCGATGACTGCGATTTTTCCCCGGCGCTACGCGCTGCCGTTGATGATTGGCTCGCCTACAAGCGCGAGCGTCGGGAGGGTTATAAACCCACCGGCTTAAAGTCCATGCTAACCCGGATACAACAGAGCGCCGCCGAATTTGGGGACGCCGCCGTTATAGAAATCATCCGCGACAGCATGGCCAGCGGCTATCAGGGCATTGTCTTTGACCGGCTAAAGAAGGGGGGGAACGCCGGTGGAGCTGGCAGAAATATTGGCGAGAGCGCAAAGCCTAAACGAGACTGGGGAATCACCTACGACGTTTGACCGCGCAGCCATAGTAAACGACCTCCCCGGCGACCTCACCGACTACGATTGCCCGAAATGCAAAAACAAGGGCTGGGTCGCGTATAACGACGGCGACGGGGTGGTCTACGAGCGATGCTCCTGTATGCCCCGCCGCCAAGCCCTGAGGCAGATTCGCCTCAGCGGGCTCTCCGCCCTGCTGGAAGATTACCGCTTCGACAACTACGAGACGCCGGAGCCGTGGCAGAAGTCCGCGTTGAGCAAGGCTCAGGCATATGCGGAAAACCCGGACGGGCGCTGGCTATATATCTTCGGGAGGCCGGGCACGGGCAAAAGCCATTTGTGCACCGCCGTCTGTGGGGCTCTGCTCGCGTCAGGAGCCGCTGTCAGATATATGCTATGGCGAGACGCAAGCCGGGAGCTAAAAGCCCTCACAAACGATTCGGCGGGCTTTGGCGAGGCGATAAGGCCGTACAAGGCAGCGGACGTGCTATACATAGACGATTTCCTCAAGGGCGGAACGACGGAGGCTGACATGAGGCTGGCGTTCGAGCTGCTGAACTCGCGCTATAACTCCCGCAAGCCCACGCTGTTGTCAAGCGAGTTAAGCATCGACGACGTACTCGACCTTGACGAGGCCGTGGGGAGCCGGATATACGAGCGAGCCAAGGGCTATGTGATACACGCCAATGGCGGGAACTGGAGGTTGAGATAGTGCCGATGGATGAACAGATATTGCCGCTCTGCCCGTATAACAAGGGCGTTGAGTGCGCGGAGAGCAAATGCTATGCCGGATGTGGCTGGCGGAAGCAGATAGAGACCATACGGAAGCTCAAGATAAACGGCGGCGCGGGGCTCGTGGAGGGCGCTGACGGCCTCCGCCATCTCCCCGTGAGAGCGAGGCGAGCACAATGACAAACGAACAAGAAAAGTGGGCACCCGTGGTGGGATATGAAGGACTGTATGAAGCGTCAACGCTCGGTCGAGTTCGCAGCCTCCCGCGAAATACGACAAAAGGCGGAATACTTAGCCAGCATGTTAGCGCCACTAACGGCTATTGTTATGTGGCGTTGAGCAAAAACAATAAGCAAAAAACTTGCCGCGTCCATAAACTCGTTTGGGAGGCTTTCACCGGAGATATCGTAGATGGATATGACCGCGAAAAGACGCTGAATCACAAAGACGGAGACAAAACAAATAACCAACTCAACAATTTGGAACGCATTTCTCAGCGAGACAACCAGAATCATGCCTACAAATATTGCCTGCAAATTCCGCACGGCCTACACGTGATTTGCCTCGACACAACGAAGGTGTATAACTCCGCAACAGACGCTGCGAGAGATGTCGGTGGGAAGTATGGCGAATCCGTTAGGCGTGTATGCGCTGGCGAGCGCAGTCATTATAGAGGCCACCGCTACGCTTTTTACTCCGACTATATAAACGGCACGATACCAGAATTTCAAGGAAAACATAAGAAAAGGCCGAGCGAAACTTTATGGCGATAAATTCACGAGAAAAGGGGCGCAGGGGGGAATTAGACCTCGCCAAAGCCCTCCGCGCAGCCGGATATGAGACCCGCCGGGGGCAGCAGTATTCCGGCACGGAGACGAGCGCCGACGTTGTGGGGCTTCCCGGCATACATATCGAGTGCAAGCGCGTCGAGACCTTCCGGCTGTACGACGCGCTGGAACAGGCAAGGCGGGACACGGGGGAGAGCGGAGACCTCCCCGCCGTGTTCCACCGGAAAAATAACGAGCCGTGGGTCGTCGTGATGTATATGGACGACTGGCTCAAGCTATACGAAGGGAGAAATGAACCGTGAAAAAGATAACCGTTAAGCTGACATTTGTGGAGCCGCTGCTAGGCTCTCAGCCCTCGAACCCGAATATATATCTGGACTATGTTGCGAGCAAAGCGCCCGAAGACGAGCGTATCAAGATTGAGGACGAGGTCGCCGCGCTCGGCGTCCAAGAGGTCGCGGACAAGGTGCTTACCGTGTTCCCCCGCACGACCGACGGCACACCGTTTATCTACGACTACCAGATAAAAGGCTTTTTCAAGTCGGCCTGCTCCGCGCTCAGAAAAATAAAGCAGACGCGCAGCGCGGGTATAAAGGCGTTCAAGAAGGAGATAGACCAGCTCATATTTGTCTACCCCCGCCAGATACGGCTCTACTATGATGGTGAAATCAGGCGCAACGAACGCTCTCTGAGGGCGGATACGCCGCAGGGCGCGCGAACCGCCATAGCAGTAAGCGAGGAAATACCCGCCGGGGCGCACACGGGCGAGCTTGTAATACTCAGCCTCGTTGACGATGACGAGAAGCTCATATACGAGTGGCTGAATTACGGCATACTCCACGGCCTCGGGCAGTGGCGCAACTCCGGGCTTGGCAGGTTCACTTGGGAGCTCGTTTCCGTGGAGGAAGCCGAGGACTTTGATAGTGCTGGGGTTATGCGCTTTGCGATGGCGTAGAAATGCTTTGCCCGGCTGTGGCATGGCCGCGTGACGCGGAGCAAAGGAAATGCTAAGTTAGGTATGCGCGGCAAGGCACAGCGGCGGCATAGCGAAGCTGAGCAGCGCAGGGCAAAGGCGAAGCTGCGCTAAGCGGGGCTATGCGATGGAATGGCGAAACACAGCAAAGGCTCAGCGGGGCGCCGCGTGGTATGGCAAGGGCAAAGCAGAGCAAGGCCGTGTTCGGTTATGCAAAGGCACAGCAACGTTCCGACGCGCGACGGCGTTGAAAAGCAATATGCGGCGAAGGCTTGGCGAGGTTATGCGATGGCAATGTGTGGCGCAGCTTGCGGCGCGGGGCAATGGCTATGCACAGCCCAGTACGGTCAGGAGGAATATATGGACTTGACATTTGGACAGTTGTTATTGCTGGTGGCGTCATACATAGCCGTCGCCGGAGGCGGGGCATGGTTTGGCGCGAAGCTCACAGAGGATTATATCAGGAGGTATTACAAGTGACTTGTTGCGACAAGTGCGGGAAATATATTCCCGACGCGGAAATATATTTTGTGGATTTTGAAGCCCCCGGCGAGCTTGCAGCCGAGCTTTGCCCGGAGTGCTATGAGGACTTGCGCCGGAAGGCGTTTTGGTACAGCGAGTTTTCCAAGGAGCGCTATGGCAAGGAGGCTCGCGATGACTGACATAACCCTCGCCCTTCTGGGCGACCACGAGGCGGCTGAACGAGTGACGGAGAGAGGAGAGCTGTTGCCGTGTCCGTGGTGCGGAGGAACGGTAACGGCAGTCAATGATGCTATGTGGCCGCAGATGATGTGCGAAAGGTGCGGCGCGAGAAGCCCGCGCGCTTGTGACGTATCTGAAGCCCGTCTTGCCTGGAACACCCGCGCACCGATTCTGAGCTCGGAGGAGATGGAGATGCTGGAGGGGATGGAATGACAAGCAATCAGAAAGCGCTGGCTGCTGCTCAGACTATCGTTGATTTCTGTCACCAGCAGAAAAGCTGCCAGAACTGCATTTTTCGTCTGTTTGGCGCTGATAGCTGGAAGTGCCATATTGACGCATTCGATTTGCAGGACGTTCTTTTTAACATTTCTGCAAAAAAGAAAAATCACGGATGGATTTAAGGAGGCCCGGCCATGATGACGCGGGAAGATGCGAGTGAAATTTTGAGTGATGAAGAAATATCATGCCTAATTGGGAAATTTCACGGAGCAAAAGAAGCCCTTGACCTCGCCCTCTCCGCCCTCCGCCCCGTCGGCCGGGAGCAGGTGGAGAAGGTGTGGAGGGGATATTGGGAGCATGATGAGATTTCTTCTGAAAAGTTCAAAACGGGAAAATTTCTCTTGCCTACATGTAGCTGTTCAAAATGTGGAGCCTATGTCCAACAAGAAGCGAACTTTTGCCCCGTATGTGGAGATGCAAAAACGGACGAGGCCGTGCAGATGGTGATGGAGAAAATTAACAATATGGAGGAAATGACAAATGAGCATTGATTGCAGATATTTTACCAACGGGACGAAAACCGCATACACATTGAAGCATACTGATACTGGGATGGTTGAGGAATTTGAAAAATTCGAGGAAATCCCGGTAGGAGTTCGAGAGCATTTTAAGCGGTTGACTACGCCGAAGTTCTGTGGCCCTGACCTTTCTACCATTCTTGGGCTAAACAGTGTATTTTACCCTGATTGGCCGAAAGCGTGTGGACACCCTGACTATCAGGGGAAACGGTGTATAGCTGAATCCTGTAAGTATGCAGACGAAGCGGGAGGATGGGAGAAATGTCCGTATTTCGCAAAGTAGTGGACATGGTGATGGAGAGATTGGAGGCACTCAATGAAATGTGAAAAATGCGGACAGGAAATCAACACCCTGCTTGTAGATGTGTTCCAGCGGGATGGAAGCGATGACTTCGACGAACACCCTGTTTTTGAGTGTGAAGAAAACGCCGCATATATTGAAACCACGCCAAACTGGACGGGCTATGAGCTTTCAGAGGAAGAAATGATTGATACCATTGCTTGCCCACATTGCAAGCAGTTTCCGTTCCAGAGCAAGGAAATCCAAGTTTACGATGTAGTCCGAGTTGTTTGCTTCAAAGGAGGGGAGGCGCTGAAAGATGCGGGCGATTGACGGAGATGAACTGTTGAGCATTGAGCGATTGCTTGACACCGATGTAGTCCGGCAAAGCAAAACTGCGTCTTGGCTATTAGACCAGGTGCTGCATGACATTCAGGCTATGCCCACCCTCACCCCGCCGAACGAGTGGGTGAGCGTGGAGGAGGACGGAGGTGAGAACAATAGGAGCATTTAGAGATTTAACAGGACAGCGGTTTGGACGACTGATTGTAATTGAGCAAGCTGGGCACGATGATTATAGGAAAATACTGTGGCGGTGCAAATGTGACTGTGGAAATGAGAGAATTGCTCTTGGCCGTCACCTTAGGAATGGTAGTTGCCAGTCTTGTGGTTGTCTAAATCTCGATGTGAAAAGAGAAAAAGCGAAGCATCATGGGTTAACTTCTGATGAGCGGCGTTTGTACTCTTGCTGGAAGTCGATGATAAGCCGGTGTTTCAATCCGAACTCAAATAGTTATCACGATTATGGAGGACGCGGAATTACAGTCTGTGAAGAGTGGTCGGACAAAGAAACCGGATTTCCGACATTCGTCAAATGGGCAAAAGAACACGGATATAAAGAAAGCCTTACGATAGACCGAATTGATTTTAACGGAGATTATCGACCGGATAATTGTAGATGGGCAGATTGGTTTACGCAGGCTAATAACAAAAGAAGGCCGGAGAAAGTCAGAAACCAATATGGAATTTGGCCGTATCGCCATGCTTTCCCCGCACCGCCTGACCGCCGCCCGCCCGAGAGACAGGAGGACACATGATGAAATGCCTAAACTGCAAAAACCTCGGCTGGGGTGAAGAATACCCCGGCAAGAAGTTCTTTGGCTGGTGCGAGGAAGTGTGCGACGCGCCCGAGCTTGATAGAGAGCGGGAGTGTGAGCACTTCGTGCAGGCCGCCAACTCAGATATTATCCGGCGCATGAGTGACGAGGAACTGGCAGAGTTTTTGTCCGATTTCAAAGATTGCGCAGGAGATTGTTTCGTTGGGAAGGGCGTAAGAGATTGTAGCGGGATTTGTGCGACAAGCGAGACGCTGGGAATATGGCTCCGGCAACCGGCAAAGGAGGACACATGATGGACTACGACAAGCTGATTGAGGCGTCACTGAAAATCCTGGATTTGTGCATAAATGCCGCCGCCGCCATTAAAACCCTCAAGACCGAAAACGAGAGGCTACAGGAAGAAGCAGAGCAT